CCTGCAGGTATTGGTAAGTCTTGGTTGCTTATCAATATTGGAGCTAATGCAATGAAAGCTGGTAAAACTGTTATTCATTATACATTAGAGCTCAATGAAAATTATGTAGGACAAAGATATGACTCAGTAGTTACTGGAATCAATGCTCAAAATCTAAAAAATTATCAAGAAGATATTGAAGATAAAATGCAAAATATTAATGGTGATTTAATTATAAAATATTATCCTACTAAATCTGTAGGAGTATTAGGCATCAAAGCACATATAGAAAAAACCATAATGCTTGGTAATACTCCTGACTTAGTAATAGTAGATTATGCTGATCTTTTAAAAGTTAATCAAAAAGATAAACATGAAGCATTAGAAGAATTATATGAAGACTTACGGGGTATGGCAGGAGAATATGGAGTTCCTGTATGGACTGCAACTCAAGCAAATCGATCTGCATTAGAAGAAGATGTAATTGAAGCAGATAAGATTGCATCTTCATATGGTAAAGTAATGGTGTCAGACTTTTTAATGTCACTATCTAGAAAGGTAGAAGATAAAATGTCAGGTACTGGTCGTGGTCATGTAATTAAAAATAGATTTGGTCCAGACGGAATAACATTACCATGTAAAATAAATACAAATAACGGTCAATTTCAGTTCTTTGAACCACAGACCACACAAGGAAAACAAACTACACAAATTATGAAAACAGGAGAAACGATGGTGAAAAAAAATCTTGCACAAAAGTTTAAAGATTTGGGCGGAACGTTAGGGTAGCGACATATTTATATAAGCAAAACGCCCGGTAATCACTCCGGGCTTTTTTCATCTAATAACAAATCGTTTAATTAAAAACAAGGAGATTACAAACAATGGAGATTTCAAACAAAATTTTGAGTGACATCACAGTATACATGAAGTATGCAAAGTATATTCCAGAATTACAAAGACGTGAAACATGGAATGAATTAGTAGACCGTAACAGAGATATGCACATAGAAAAATATCCTAAACTACGTAAAGAAATATTAGAAGCATATGAATATGTTTATGCTAAAAAAGTTTTACCGTCAATGCGTTCATTGCAATTTGGTGGTAAACCAATTGAAATCTCCCCAAATCGAATTTATAATTGTGCGTATCTTCCTGTAGATGATTACCGAGCGTTTGGTGAAGCTATGTTCTTACTTTTAGGAGGTACTGGTGTTGGTTATTCTGTGCAAAAACATCACGTAGAAAAATTACCAGAAATAAGAAAACCAAATTTAGACAGAACAAGAAGATTTCTTATTGCGGATAGTATCGAAGGTTGGGCAGACGCAGTAAAAGCCTTAGTTAAAAGTTATTTTCAAGGATCATCAAAATTAAAGTTTGATTTTTCAGATATTAGACCAAAAGGAGCAAGACTAGTAACATCAGGAGGTAAAGCCCCAGGACCACAACCGTTAAAAGAATGTTTAATAAAAGTCCAAGGAATATTAGACTCTAAAGAAAACGGTGAATTTTTATCACCAATTGAAGTTCATGATATGGTTTGTCATATTGCAGATGCTGTATTAGCAGGTGGAATCAGACGTGCTGCTTTAATTAGTTTATTTTCTGCAGATGATGAAGAAATGATTTCTTGCAAATCTGGTAATTGGTGGGAAACTAATCCACAACGAGGTCGAGCAAATAATTCTGCAGCTTTGATGAGACATAAATTAACAAAAGACTTTTTTATGGATCTTTGGAAACGTGTAGAATTGTCAGGAGCAGGAGAACCAGGAATATATTTAACAAATGACAAAGATTGGGGAACTAATCCATGTTGTGAAATTGCTTTAAGACCATTTCAATTTTGTAACTTATGTGAAGTAAATGCATCGGATATTGAATCACAAGAAGATTTTGAAGCAAGAGTTAAAGCAGCTGCATTTATTGGAACACTTCAAGCAGGATATACTGACTTTCATTATTTAAGACCAGTATGGCAACGAACAACAGAAAAAGACGCATTAATTGGTGTATCAATGACGGGCATAGGATCAGGTACAGTTTTAGGTTATGATATGAAAGCTGCAGCAAAAATTGTAAAAGAAGAAAATATTCGTGTAGCTGAAATATTAGGCATCAATAAAAGTGCAAGAACAACCACAGTAAAGCCTGCCGGCACAACTTCATTAGCATTAGGTACTAGTTCAGGAATACATGCATGGCACAATGATTACTATATCAGAAGAGTGCGTGTTGGAAAAAATGAAGCTATATACACTTATTTAGCAACACACCATCCAGAACTTATTGAAGATGAATATTTCCGTCCTCACGATACTGCAGTAATATCAATACCACAAAAAGCTCCAAAAGGAGCAATTATGCGAACTGAATCACCATTTTCATTATTAGACAGAATTAAAAAAGTGCATTTAGAATGGGTGAAGCCAGGACATCGTACAGGTAACAACACACACAATGTATCAGCTACTGTTTCGTTAAAAGAAGATGAATGGGACTTAGCAGGAGAATGGATGTGGAACAATCGTGATCATTATAACGGATTATCTGTATTACCATATGATGGTGGTACATATGTTCAAGCCCCATTTGAAGATTGTGATGAATCTCGATACAATGAAATGTTAACAACATTAAAAGATGTAGATTTATCTAAAATTGTAGAATTAGACGACAACACAGATTTATCAGGTGAATTAGCTTGTGCGGGAGGGGCGTGTGAAATCAAATGATTGGATTTACCAGTTATACATTAAAGAGTTTATTTTACGCAAAAAAACTTTGAAAACCCAATAAATTATATTATATTATTAATAATAAGGAAGTTATATGACAACAAATAAAACTATAGAACTAGTTAGAGAAGGCTTTGCTAATGGAGTTGCTCCTGGTGGAAACTTGTCAGATGAAGAAAAAGCTGAAATGATAAAAAATGCAACTAAAGCATTTGGCGAATTTTTAACTGCACTTCGATGTGATTGGAAGAATGATCCTAATTCAAATGATACGCCTAGACGTGTTGCAAAAGCATATGTAAATGATTTATGGGCTGGTAGATATAATGGAGCTCCAAATATTACTGCATTTCCTAGTGATGGGTATGACGGTATGGTATTTGAAGGAGGAATTCCTTTGACATCAATGTGTTCGCATCATCATCAAACTATTATGGGTAAAGTACATGTAGCATATATACCAGGCGAAGATAGCAATGTTATTGGTCTGTCTAAACTAAATCGTTTAGTAGAACATTTTGGTAGGCGTGGTGCTATACAAGAACAGTTAACTGTTGCTATACACAATTCAATTGACACTATTATCAATGACAATAAAGGTGTAGCAGTTATGATTGATGCTACTCATAATTGTGTGTCTTGTAGAGGTGTTAAACATGGGGGTGCTTCGATGAAGACTAGCAAACTTACTGGTGCATTTAAAGATGATCCAGCAACTAGAAATGAATATTATGAATTTGTAAAAGGGTATAATGGGTAAATTTACATCAACTAAATTGTTTGATGGTTATTCAACTTGTTTTCGTCAATGGAGAGCAACTGATACCCATTGTCAATACTTACACGGATATGCATTGTCATTTCGTGTTTGGTTTGAAGGGGATATAGATCATCGCAACTGGGTATTTGATTTTGGAGGAATGAAACGTTCTAAAAATAAAATATACGGTATGGCTCCTAAAGAATACTTTGCATGGTTATTAGATCACACAGTAGTTATTGCAAATGATGATCCAGAATTAGATTCATTTAGAATGATGGATGCTCAAGGTATTATTCAGCTTCGTATTGTTAATGATACTGGGTGTGAAAAGTTTGCAGAGTTTTTATATGAAATAATAAATGACTTTTTGAAAAAGGAAACTAACGGTAGAGTTAGAGCTCGAAAAGTAGAAGTGTATGAACACGAAAAAAATTCAGCAAGTTATGAGTAACACTGTATATGTATCATTATATGACTATTTAGGTCGTTCTACTGCTAAATCTGATGAAGGCATAAAAGTTGCTGAATTAGCAGCAAGTCAGGGTATTAAGCCAGGTACTAAGATGTTACCAGAAGAATTGCAAAATGATAAGTATAAATCAGTAGCAACATGGCCATTAGACTTTTTAGACAGTATATATAAACGACCTGATCAAGTATTAGTACGTAAAGATGAGTTTGATTTGTTAACTGCTAAAGTACACCAATTAGAAACTAAATTAAATGAATTAATAAATGCTACCAATAGTAATGTCGTTCCTGCCGATGACCTCCCATTCTAAGACAAAAAGAAAAAATATGCACGATACAGTAGTACATTCAGAGTATTATTACGACTTTGACAGAAATAAACCTTATCAATCAACAAATAAAAAACAACTAAAACGTATTGAAAATTATGACAAAGTACTTCCAATATTAGAAGTATATAGATGTGTACAAAGCGAAGGAAGTCGATTTGGAAGACCTACTGTTGCAATTAGAACAACAGGATGTACTCATCGATGTTATTTTGGTGAAGGTGGTTGGTGCGACTCTTGGTATACAAGTATACATCCAGAAAAAGGTACTTTTTGTTTTCAGGATATCGTAGACATATACGATGCTAATCCACAAGTTAAAGAAATGATGTTAACTGGAGGGTCACCAACAATGCATCCAGCTCTAGTAAATGAATTAACACATTTTGCACATGAAAGAAATATTATTATTACTATTGAAACTGAAGGTAGTCATTTTCTTAAAACTGATTATCCTATTGATGTTATCAGTCTTAGTCCTAAGTTTAGCAAT